CAATATAAGCTGCAATAAATTGTATTCCTAATACTGCTTTAAATGCCACAAAAGCAGTGGCGGCGGCAGCTACAGAATAAGCGAGTATTTTAAAAGCTTCTTGTATTGAAACAAGGTTGTTATTTAAGAACTTTAATACTGGCAAAAGTAGCTGCTGGATTGATAAACCTAGCGACAAAATTATATCATTTGAATTAGCCAAAGCCTTTTGAAACTGAAAATCAAATGTTCCGGACATTTTTTTAACTGCTTCGTCGGTAGACTCTGCCTTTATTGCCATTTGTTCCATGATGGCATTGAGGTCTTTCCCTGCCTGACCACTTAATGCCAATGCAGGAATAAGTGCTTCAACTCCACCAAACAAAATAGCCATTGACTCTTGAGAGCCACCAGTTTTTTGTTTTAATTCTTCCATAAATCCCGCTAAGCCCTTTGATGCAATAGCGGCAGAATTAAATTCTATTCCTAATTTAGCAGCCAACTTTGCAGCTTCTTCAGATGGCTTTGAAATTGTAGCAAGTATAGCGCGAAGGCCATTCATCGCCACACTTGTTGAAATGCCGCCCTTTGTTAGCGCGGCAGTAGTTGCTATAACTTCATCAAAGCTTAAACCCATTTGCGCCGCCAAAGGCGCTACAGTGCCGATAGAAGCTGACAGTTCAGCAATGGTAGTTTTACCAGCCTTCATGCCAACAAACATTGCGTCTGATACGGCAGACGCCCCAGCAACCTTGCTGCCGAATGCGTTTAAAACACTAGTAAGACCATCAGCGGCGGTTGCAACATCAGTAACTCCGCCAACAGCTAGTTTATTTGATTGCGTTAGAATGTTATTGGCAGTGGCTGCGTCAGATGCTCCAGCGGATATAATCTGATAGAGCGCCTTGGCTTGTGTTTGAACATCACCGCCAAATTCTTTAGCTTGGTTTCTTACTGAATTTGTAAGTTCATCAATTGAAACAACACTAGTGTCTACCAAGGTTGAAATTTCTGCCATTGATTTTTGAAATTCAATTGCACCTTTTGCGGCCATAAATAACCCAGCAGCAGCAGCAATTCCAAATAACTTGGCTGCACTAGACATTTTGCCTATAGACGTTTCGGCACGCCCAGATGCAGCAGACAAACTATTTAAGTCGCCAGTAGCATTTTTAACTTCACGACTATCTACTGATATTCTAAGGTTTGCTAAATCTGCCAAGCGCAATATCCTATTCAGCGAAGCGTTGTTCATTAAGCAATAGCACAAGAAACAACTTATGTCTTGGCCTTCATTATATTGCCCCAATCTGACATAGATTTTGCTATTTTATTTCTACGCTCTGTCGTCATTATACTTGGGTCAACCCAAGGTGATGGCACATTTGCCTCGGATGATTGCGACAGCATGGCGGCATATTCACGCGACAACTGGCGAATTGTTTTTGCTTCCCACGGCTTTAGCTTAACATTCTGGTTAGCCATCCAAGCTGATAGGTCTATTTCATCAAGCGCAACACTGCCACCCATTCCCATAGGCTTTGCGGGACCAACCTCGAATAATATTTCGATTAAATAAGCTCCAGCAGTTATAGGCGGCATAGCGTCAGACTTAGTTTCCCGCCGAGGGCGTTTAGCCTTCGACGGGATTGTGTTTAACCAAGCCGCTTGCTTTACAAAAAGCGTTAGTTGCTCAATCGTTTGTGCGAAAAAAGTTTGAACGGTCTGCCACAAATTCAGCGACTTGTTCTTTAATCCAAGCCCATTCTGTATAAACATTTTTAATATTTGCTGGCGTAGCTTCAATGGTCTTGCCATCAAGCATAAAGCCTTCCCAGCCAGTCGTAAGCTTTACCAAATCTTCGATGGTATCTTCTGCCAGCTTTTCGGCGTCAAAATCGACAGCCTTCTTGCCTTTGGAAATGCGGTTTAACGCTGACTGCTGTTTAGCTAATGCAATTTTGCGGTAAACTTTACTGTCCTGACCAAGCAAGGTAATGGTCATGCCATCGATTGCTTCTTCAGTTTCTGGGTGCAAAATTTGAAGCACTGCACCATCATCCGCCATTACAGGCTTTAGGGCGTTTAAATCAAACATATATAACTCCATCCGATGCACCGATGTTAAAGTTCTCCCCCGTTGTGGTCGGATGCAGCCACAACGGGGAAGTCTAAATGCTACTTATGCAGCAACTTTGATTACCGAATTGTCAATTTCAAGCGTTACTTCAGCCATTGTGATTGCATCGGCATTACCAACATTTGTTTTATACGACATAACTTGGCCAGTGAAGTATTGAATTTCTCCGCTAACCAAAGCAACCTTGACAGATACAGATGCGTCAACACCAGCGGCAGCTTCGCCCTTGTCCTGAATGATAGCTTGGCCCGTGTCTTCGGCAGACAGTGCCATTGTCAATGTAAGCGAACCAAAGTTCAGCGAACCGCGACGCTTTGCAACAACGCCGCTTTTGAGTGGCGTATGTGTTGCAAGTGCAGCTTCAGCGCCAAAAGAAGGAAGGTCTGCCAATTCACCACAATCAGCCCACGTTAGGGCAGCAAAACCAGTGGCATCATAAGTAGAAGGGGCGGTGGCAGAAACGGAAACGATAGTGCCAACGGAAGAAACAACATCAGACATAATAATAAACTCCATGCATGGAAATAAACAAATAACATAAAAACACAATCAAGTCACGTTACCTAATAGAGCGCTCCGCTTTATTGATTGCTAGGCGAACCATACCATTTGGAGCTTGTTTTGACCATTGTTCAAATTCTAGCCTGTAAATGTATGGCAGGTTATTACTAATCCAAAATAAATTACCTGTGGCTTTAGCAATATCGGCAGATGCCCGAGCAACTGCAATGCCAGCAGCAGTAGATGCGCTAGCATTAAATTCTATTGTTGTAGAAACTGGGCTTCCAATACTTGTAAACCAATTGGCTTGTGCCGTGCCAGTGTCTACAGGTGTGTTATAAACAATATCAGACAATAAATCTAAGCATATCTTGCGAACAACTTTGTCGGCATTCTTGCCAGCCTTTTCGGTGAATGCCTTTATGTCTAAATTAAACGTGCTCATGCAAACGCTCTATAGGTTACGCTAATGGGTATTACAAATCTGTCACCTGAAGCAAACGCAGGGTTTTGTGTAGTGCGCTGGATGGTCACGGTTACGTCATCGTAAACAAGCCGTGCCCCACGCTGAAACGCGGATGCAACATTGTCAGCCGTTGTTCTGGCTGGCCCTTTGTTTGCATCCATAGGAGCGTATACAAGCACCTGATAGACGCCTCTAAACTCATCAGACGCAGCACTGGCAATGCCAACTGGCAATGTTTCGCCAGTCAACAAACTCTCGCTGAGGTAAATCTCGCCAGCATCAGGAACGAACTTGCTGTTTTCCCAATGTGTAGGCAATGCCAAGGTGTTTAGTTGCGTTGCCAATGCCGCGCTAATCTTGGTATTAATCATCCAAAGGCTCCACCATCTGACAATCTATCGCAACCTTTTTGCCGCAATCCAATTTAATGATATAAGCAATTATCAAGCCTCCTGTGTCGTGCAGCACGCTGTCAAGTATTCCAGAGTCCCATTGCGACGGGAAAAATACTCGCTCTCCTAGAGGTATCATTAGTTAGCCCTTATCTGGCATATGTAAATTACGTCATCGCCAGTTAATCTAATTGGCTGCACATCCATCAATCGATATGTTGTGCCATCTATAGCCGCTAAACAGCCCACAGAAGGCCGTGTGGCGATAAGTTCGAGTATTAGGCGTATATCACCAGCCTGTATGCTTGTGCCGTCTATATCGCGCTTGTGGTAAGCAGACGGATAGCCATTGCCTACAATTGTGGTATTATTTGTAGGGCCGGATGTTTCGCCAGTTATAGGGTTATTTGCGCTATAATCAGGAAAGATAATTGTGACAGCTTCGCCAAACTTAGCAAGCAGCCTAGATGCTGTTTGCGCTTGGCTGCTCATGTGCGAATTACTTTAGTAACGCTAAAGCCGCTTTCAGATGCAGATATAAGGTATGGTGTAACCATTCGATTAACAAACGGGTAGCGTTGCGTAGGGTCTGAGTAATCCTGATATTCAATTTCAATAACATCAATCTTTTCGCGCTTCACTTTTTGGCTTTGGTCGGCAATTAGTGTTTCGCCAGATGATGCCTTTAGCGCCATTTCGATGCAAGCGTTCAGCACCTGTGGCGGAACAACATTGCTTGCGTAATTAAATCCGTCAACTACTACGTTGTAGCG